GATAGGAGCATTGCTTTCTTTTTGGTATAATTGTACTCACTTAATTTTCCATCCCGCATACCCTGTAGTCCAACAGTCCAAATCTGCAGGTCCTGCATCTGCTGTGGTGGCCGATAGCTTGTTTGATTTATCGGAACAGTCTTAGCCATCATATAATTTCATCCGCTTCGAGGTCTTTGATAGCTAACATAGCACAAATAAAAGTAGGTTCGTGTTTCTTTACTGTCTCTTTGAGCTCTTTGAGGTATCTGTTGATTATTGGATAATTGATACCAAGCCCAATAGCTATCATTTTGTTTTTCATATGGAATTGGTATAATTGTTTAATAATCTCTCCAATCTGCTTATCAGGATCTTGCACGTCAATCAGCTTATGTTTTGTGGCTATACCGATGAGAGCATCACACCCCTGGCCAGGGAATATTTGTGATGTCGTTAACTTAAGTGTACGTGTTATTTCGGATATCTGTGTATGAGACATATTAAGACCTTGTGCTATTATTTTGTTTGGTATTCTGAGTGTATAAAGTTGTCTTATGTTTTTAAAGCAGAGAGATAGATCCTTTTGATCTTTACTATCTCGATATAGTTTGGCTATCTGTTGTTGTCTATCTGATTTAACTAAAGACTCAATAGATATGCCTTGGCTTACTTTTGGAGCAAGTCTTTGTGTTTGTGTTTCTTCATTGGTTGGTTTGATCATGGTCGGTCCTTTTAGTTGATAATCGATTAGTAAATCATTGAATCATATTTATAATATAACATAGATAGAAGATAAAAGATATAGTGGATTACAAAAACGTTTCTCGTTATGAGAACAGTACACGTTTTCCGTGTAAACACCCTTTGGGAAAGTGCGTACTCCTTAGCGTTTTTTATAAGTACTTGATTTTATTAGATAAAAGGCTCTTTTTTAGCCTATTACGCTTTCACGCTATTGAAAACAGGCTTGACTCACATGTGCCACACACACACACACACAGCACCACTGCTGGTGTGTACACACACACACACAGCACCACTGCTGGTGTACACACGTCACAGCACTACAACACGGACCGTAAAAGGCCCAAAAAGGCCTTTTTATATAGCTCTCTATATAAAAGGAGTGAAGTAGTAGAATAAAATATATAAGAAGAAAAGGTAGTTAAATCAAGTACTTATGAGAGAAAATCCCACTACTCCACTCTGGCCAGAAAGCGTAATTTTGAAGAAAGCGTAGAAATTTTAGCTGTTTTATAGCTGTTTTATAGCTACTTTTGATACACAAGTGCCTCACTTGATTCTTAAGTGCTTGAAATCATTACCTTTTTTTTTTAAAATTGAAATTCCAAAAGTTCATCTCGGCCCAGCGTCTTATGGTTTGTCTGTTTGGGCCTGCGTTCATCGACGTCTTATGGTTTGTCTGTTTGGGCCTGCGTTCATCAAGTTTAATATTCCAGCTCGGCTGGATGGCTGGATAAGAAAAAAGGCCAAGCGGGATCACTCCCACCTGGCCTGTTAGATTATATGAGCTGGCTGAGCTTCTGGTAGTTGATCGTGAGACACTCGTGAAGTCCTTCATCGACCACCAGCTTCTTGATTGCTGTCTCGGCTTCCCGTTGATCGAACTGGGCTTCCCGGATCAGTTCGATATTCTCTTTCCGCTTGTCTAAGAGGTGACCCAGTATATTCGCTGAGCTCTCATATCTTTTGTCTTGTTCCATTTGTCTTTTGTCTTGTTCCATTTGTCTTGTCCTCGTGTTGAGAAGTCTGACCAGGATTATCTCTGGCCAGACTCAGATTCTTGTTAGATCCCGAAGATACTCATCGGCTGGATTGTCACATAAGTCAGGCTGTTGATGCGTTGACTGATTATCGTCTGGCCAGACTCAGCTAAGTCTTTTCGCAGATATGTCAAGTTCGAGCTGATGTTTTTACTTGTCTTGTCGAGCTCAGTCGCAATTGATTCAATCGTGTTGAAGCCAGACTCGATCAGTCGCTTGACTTGTTCTTTCACGCCATCTGTCTTGGCTGCTTCCAGTCTAACATTAGCAGCTTCTAATTCAACCAGTCTGGCCTTCATTTGATCGATTGTCATTTCTTCTGTCACTTTTTTGATTGTCATTTTTGACTCCTTTTGTGTGCGATTATGAACAACTTGTGTCATTCATTTAATATATATATTATACGATAATCTAAATCAAAAGTAAATAGTTTATTAAATGATTTGAAACCTATTTATAATTGACAGTCATTGAATGAATACTATGTACTGAATAAAAGCTATGTGCTAAATGAATGCTATGTACTAAATGAATAGCATTCATTGGTTGAGCTGGGTTCATTGGTTGAGCTGAGTTCATTGGTTGAGCTGGGTTCATTAAATGAATTGGGTTCATTGGTTGAGCTGGGTTCACTAGTCTATTTTGAATCATTAAATGAATTGGGTTCATTGGTTGAGCTGGGTTCATTAAATGAATTGGGTTCATTCATCTGGTCGGACTGACCAGGCAAGATTCATTAAATGAATGGGATTCAAAAAATGAATGGTATTCAGAAAATGAATGGGATTCAGGGGCTGGGGGGCACTCATAAAATGAATGGGATTCATTTGGTCACACTGTTTTTGAGTACCCAATTTTCTCATGTGCCGCACATTTTTTGTGTGATCTGTTTTGAGTACCCAATTTTCTCATGTGCCCGCACATTTTTTTTTTTTTTGTGATCTGTTTTTTGAGTACCCAATTTTCACATGTGCCCACACATTTTTTGTGTGATCTGGTTTTTGTGATCTGTTTTTGAGTACCCAATTTTCTCATGTGCCTGCACCTTTTTTGTGGCTTGGGATTCATCCACACATCAACTAAGATAAAATATATTTCCCAACTTTTTCTCCAACCAGCCTACACATAAACTGTTAAACATACAAACAATCACCCATTTACACCACAACCCAGATGTGCTATAATAACTATATGAATGATTTTTTAAATAAGTTTAATGAGCAAGAGAGAAAAGATTCTACTGGTGCACTTACGCCAGTCGGCCCATTCTATGGCACTCCACTCAGACTTCCACCTCCTGCCCAAGAAGAGCTTATTTACAGATACCAATTCCTCGAAGACTCCATAACATCTCTGGCCAGTATGTTTAGGTTAACCCCTAAAGCTTTAGAAGAGTGGCTTGAAGATAGCAGCATATCACAGATCCAGCTTGACACACCTGAAGCAGAAGCGGAGTTTGAGACTCATGTGAATGAGACTTACAAACAGACGCGGATTAAGCTTTCGGGCCTTGTCACGCTTCATTCCGCTCGGGCCTGGGATTCATTAGCAGAGTCTGAAACCAATCTGTTATTCAGTCTTCAGAGGGCCACACACCTGATGGCGAATTTAGCTGAGGATGGACGTGTCGACTCACAAGAGTTAAAACGATTAATCGACTCACATGCCAAGCTTACAGACCGTCAGGCGATTTTGCATAAAGCTATAGAGATACCGGCTGTGAGAGATCTGGAGAACACTACTGATGCATTAACTAAATCGCTGAAGGACTTATTAGATGAGATCGATGGATCCTCTTATAAACTGCCAAGCAGCAAATGACCTTAAGGATTATAGGTTGCATGATAGACTATGGAGACTTAACAATCTCTATTATATAATCAATAAACACGGTAAGAAGGTTAAATTTAATCTTAACTGGGCCCAGCTCTTACTGTTCGTTGGGATGCACTATTTCAACGTACTCTTAAAAGCTCGGCAGCTTGGCATGACCACAATCATATGCATACTGTTTTTGGATAGTGCTCTTTGGAACAAGACGACATCGTGTGGGATCATTGCACATAACCGAGAAGATGCGGAGAAGTTTTTTGACAAAAAAATTAAGTTCGCCTACGAAAATCTGCCTGAAGCTATTAAGAGACTCAGGCCTGCAAATACGGATTCAGCAAAACAGTATCGATTTAATAACGGGTCGTCGATATCAGTTGGGACGTCTCTTAGGTCCGATACACTGCAATTCTTGCATATCTCAGAGTACGGGAAAATCTGTGCTAAGTATCCTGAGAAAGCGAAGGAGATTAGAACTGGAGCAATTAACACAGTTCAAGCTGGAAACTTCTGCTTTATTGAGTCAACTGCAGAAGGAAACTTCGGCGACTACTATAACATTTGCCAGGCAAGCTTAGGGAAGATGAGGGCTGGGACCAAGCTGACTCCTCTTGACTTCAAGTTCTTTTTCTTCCCTTGGTGGCAGCACCCTGAATACACCCTGGCCAGTGATGACTTTGAGAAAGAGTTTTTACAGATGCCGATTGAGTTGACAGAGTATTTTAAAGACCTTAAAAATGTGGACGACATAACCATAAACGAAGGGCAGAGGCTGTGGTATATGAAGAAGTATGAACTTCAACAGGATGAGATGATGAGAGAATATCCTTCAACACCTGAAGAAGCTTTTTCTGTTCCACTGCGTGGCGCTTACTATGAAGTGCAAATTCGACGGATGATCGTTGAACGTCGACTCTCAAAAATACCTGTCGACGAGACTCTACCAGTGCACACTGTCTGGGATTTGGGGATTCACGATTACATGGCCTTTTGGTTTTTTCAGATGGTGGGCAAAGCAATTCATATCGTTGACTTCTACTGTAACACGGACAAAGGCTTTGGGTTTTATAAGAAGGTTTTGGATGACACTGGTTACAGACTTGGACAACACTTTGCACCACACGACATTGGCGCTCGTCAGCATTCATCCACAGACGAGCCTGAAGAGAGATTAGAGATTGCGGCTAAAGCTGGTATTGACTTTATTGAGCTACCCCGTGAGATGGACGTGATCTCAGGCATCAACCGAACAAGAGCAATGTTCAACCGATTTTGGATGGACTCTGAAAAATGTAGTCAAGGTGATAACTCTGGCTATGGTGCTCTTCAACTGTACAGAAAAGAGTTCAATGAGAAGAATGCAATGTTCTATGAGAACCCACACAAAGACTGGACAAACCATGGAGCTGATAGTTTACGCATGCTGTCTTTAGCTGTTTCACTGGATATGGTGAGCAATACAACATACGATAAAAGCGCTGAGCTTGCACGTAAAGCTTACATACACCGCAGGGATATTATAAACATATGAGTAACTCACGTCCAGAAAACGAGTATGATGTCTACATTGAAAAAGATGTAGAGATGACTTGGGAAGAGATCGGGATGCAGGTCTGCGACGAGATCGATGCTTCAATACGATTTCAGAAACAACACATTGTCCCACAACGTACTCTGAACTGGGATAGATACTATGGCCGCCCATTTGGTAATGAGCAACCCGGTCGTTCTAAGTATATGTCTCGTGACCTCCTTGAGACTGTTGAGTGGATTCTCCCAAACCTTATTAAGTTGTTTGCTTCAGCTGATCACAAGATTAAGTTACGCCTACGCAACACTGTGGCTCAAGAATATGGACTCACTCCGGAACAGCTAGGTATGGCCCTAATGGGACAAATATATAAAGACCTCTATTCGGACGAGTCCATGGGCCTTTTCATGGTTCTCTACACCTGGTTCAAGGATGCTCTCGTGTCTGGCTCAGCTTATGTAAAACTCTTCTGGGAAGTAGATATGATCCTTGAAGACTTTGAAGAGATGGTTGATCAAGACCAGTTTGCCGAGTTGGCCAATATGCCCGAAGTAACAATTGCTACTGCTCAGGTTGGACCCACTGGCCAGATGTTGGTTAAAGGCCAAGTTGAGCGTGCATCTAAAGATAACCTCGTCTGTGACAACATTCCCCATTGGGAGTTTATATTCGAAGAGCACACCAGATCAATGAATGATGATACTGGCAAAGGCTTTACAACTGTTGTCACCTTAGACTACTTGCGTCGGATCAATCAAGCTTATTCTAAAGATGACGAGAAGTATTTCTGGAATCTAGATATGGTTGAGGCTTCAGCTGGGAAAGATGGTTCATACATCAACTTTGAAACTGAGTCTGAACGGAAACGATTTTTTGATTATGCTGTGCTGAATGATTATGTTGGCGCTCAAGACAAAGGTGCTAAACGACGTGTTCAGTTAACTGAGTGGTACACACGCATAGATGTGAATGGCGATGGTTTTCTCGAAGATGTTAAAGTCTATAAAGCGAATGGACTCATGATCAGATGGGAACTGAATGAAGCTAACTTTGTTCCTTGTGCTAAAATCAGCCCCATCATTGACGTTTATCATTTCCAAGGTATTGCATACGCAGATCTCATTGTAGAGCTCCAGGAGCTTAAATCAATGCTTATGAGGAAGACATTAGACAACTATGACTTCCAGAACTCAGGACGATGGTTTATCAAACCAGGAGCTACAATCGATGAAGAGAGATTTCTTGAAGGTATCCCTGGTGATGTATTCCGGGCAAATCCAGACCACGTTAAGAATTTTGCGCCCTCTGGGTTTGATGCTTCGAGTCTTTCTCTGATTGAGTATGTCGAAGGGATCAAAGAGAATCGTACAGGTTCAACACGATACAACCAAGGGACTGATGCTAGTTCTTTGAACCAAACAGCACACGGTATCCAAACCATAATGAATGCCTCAATGAAGAGAATCGAGCTTATCGGCCAACTCTTTGCTGAGGGTGGACTTAAAGACTTCTTCGTGAAAGCTGCAAAGCTTTATCAGAAAAATATTACAGAACCTTTCACTGCAAGGGTTGATGGTGAAGAAGTTGAGATTAGTCCTGAGATGATTAAAGGTGCAAAGATTGAAGCCTATGTAGATCTTGGTACTGAGGATCAAGCTGGTCAAATTGAGTCACAAAGACTACTGCAGATGTCGGCAGTCTTGTTCGATTTAAATACAAAATTTCCCGGGATTATCACCCCAGTGAAAGCTCGGGCTATTGCAGTAAAATATGTATCGGCTATGGGATTCAATGCTGATAGTTATATCTCTTCAAAGAATGAGTTTGAAGCTGCGACACAACAAGCACAGCAGATGCAGGAGACAGTCCAGCAGATGCAGATGATGTTAGAGCAGATGAAAATTCAGATCGAACAGAAGGGTGTTGACGTGAAAGAGATTGCAGCTTATGGAGAAATTGCTGCAGCTCAGGAAGCTTTGAAAGTGAAGCTAATGATTGCGAATGCACAGCTTAAACAAAAGGATGGTGAAGGATTCAGAACCCAAAGAGTGGATCTGGCGAAGACTATAATGCAGATCGAGAACAGCAACTCGAATCAGGCCACGAAGCAACCCGCTTAGTTGGCCTTCTAGCAGACTTCTTCACAACAGAACGAGCGGAACACTATAAAGCTTTTAAGGAGCTTGAGTTTGGTCCTAAGATCGAAGTGTTCCAAACGGTGGTGGCTCGATCGAATGCTGTTGATAGACTTGAGAACAAGCTCAAGGAATTTATTGCACAGCGAAATCACATCGAGTTAATTGAAAGAAAATCTCGACAAACAGGAGATGAAGACAAAGATGGCAGATACCCAGCAAGACGCGTTTGATCTATCGGATGAAGATTTTGATAGTATACGTGATGCACTACCGAGTGATGGAACTGTTGCCCACACTGCAGCTGTAGAACCAGAACCAGTGATCGAGAACGATGTTAATGTTGAGATTGAAACTGAAACTACCGGGGTAACAGAGGGTAGCACAGACACAGATGATTTTGACTTTGACAACATGTTCGACCAATCTGGAGCTGTAACAGCAGAAGATACAACTGTTGTGACTGATGATACAACTGTGACAGACACAAAACCTGCCACAGAAACTGTGACATTAATCCATAAAGGTGTGTCTAAAACTGTGACCATTGCTGAGGCTATTAACTTAGCTCAGAAAGGTTATGACTACGAAACGAAAACTGCCAATCTTGCACCCCACCGGCGACTCGTTGAGATCGTTGAATCCGATCCAGAAATCCGTGACTATATAAACAACAAGGTTTTGTCGAAGACGATGCCTGTTGTTTCTAAACGGGAAGACTTCGAGACTGAAGAACTTTGGCTGGCGGACAACATGGTGAAAGCAGCTTCGGCAGCCAACCCAGTTATCCCCGGTAAGGTTGAGGCCACAACAGAAACAACAGAGGCACCCACTGGCCAGGGTGGAGAACCACCACTTATAAAAATGTTAAGGCAGCGAGATCCTGATAACTTTGATAAGGTGAAAGTATATCTTGCACCAGCACTTCAGAGCTTAACAGTAGCTCAGTATCAAGCTGTAGCTCAAGACGTCAATGCAGTTTTTAAGTTTTACGACAGCGTGAAACGACAGAAGGCACCCCAAACCACAATCGCAGGTCAATCGAAAGAGAAGACTTTTAACCTGCGGAGTGGGCAAGGGAATAGCAATGCGTCCCGCCCCAACAAACCCAAGAATGCTTGGGATCTCAGTAACAAGGAATTTGATTCTGTGATGAATAAAACAAAGGGTTATTAAGATCACAGAGTAAAACTTAATTTACCTCTGGAGGTAAAATGGCAACAAACACAACCACCACAACAATTCCCATTAATATTGAGGGGTTTTATGACCGGAACCTTCTGAGACGTTCTCTTGCAGCACTTCTCTACAGCCGGTTTGGACAGACGCGTCCGCTCCCCAAAAATGCTGGAAGTAAAATCACCTTCCGTAAATACGGATCACTTGCAGTTAATACAACCCAGTTGACTGAGGGTACAACTCCTGCCGGTACAGTTCTTAGCGTGACTGCTATCACTGCTACAATGGGTCAGTATGGCGATTTCATCGTTATCACTGATAAGCTTCTGGATATGGGTCTCGACCCAATCTTGGTTGAGGCTGGTGAGATTCTCGGTGAGCAGGCTGGACTATCCATCGATACAATCCATCGTGCCGGTCTTCTGGCTGGTACCACGGTGCGATATGCTAATGGTGTCGCAGCGCGAATCAATGTCATTACTGCAGCTGTTGTAGCTGACCTTCAGGTTGCAGTACGAACCCTGGAAGGCGTCAATGCTATGAAATTCCGGTCTATGAATGCCCCTACTGAAAAGGTTAGTACTGTACCTTTGCGGGCAGCTTTCATTGCAATCACTCATACTGATTGCCGTCAGGATTTTGAGGGTCTTACTGGTTTCACTCCTGTTGAACAGTACTCCTCACAGAAAGATGTAATGGAAGAGGAAATCGGTGAGTTCAAAGGTATCCGAATTCTTGCAACCACTAACGCTGGTACTGTGCCAAACACTGGCGGTACTGCAGTAACCAACGGTCTGGTTTATACCACAGCCAATACCTCTTGTGATATATACCAGACTCTAGTCATTGCAAAAGATGCTTATGGTGTTATACCCCTGCAGAAAGGCAATGTGGAAAATATTGTGAAGCGTGCTGGATCTTCTGGTACTGAAGATCCATTGAATCAGAGGAACACCTCTGGTTGGAAGGCCTACACAACCATCAAGATCCTGAATGATAACTTCCTCATCAGAATCGAGCACGGAGCTACTGCTCTTTAGAATTAAACCTTGGGCTTATGATTTATCATAAGCCCAACCCTAACAAGGAATTTTCGACAATGGAAAAAACCATCGAGAAAGACCCAAGAAAACAATTATTTTTGGTTGTAGTAAATCACCTCCAAGCAGATGGTGATGAGAAGAACAACCCCATCCCTGTTAACGACCTCGGTGATCATGCTCACGGTCGAGCTGTCTGCTATCCAGATACTGAAACTGTTCTTTCGCAGGTCCAGATTAATATCCTCAAAGATGCAACAGTTGATCTGAGTTTGCCAGTCCCTGAAGACTCTGGCATCATGCAGGAGTCAAACCCTCTCAGAGCTGCAGAGGCTCACTACAAAGGTTTTACAGCTTCCATGGATCGTAACACAGGGCGCATGATGTTACGGCAGCAGAAGAAACGGTTTTCTGTTTCTGTCATCAAACCTTACGTTCCAGCAAAACCCAAAACCACAGCACCTGTAAAAGAATAGGAATAAACCATGGGAACTTTGAGCACTGTAATTGAGAAAGTACGTCTCCGCATTCGAGAAAATAAGACTCAGTTTTTTGTTGACAATGACTTCATGTCATTAGCTAATGACTCAATGGACTTATTCAGCTCAGCACTTATGGACGTCGAATGCAAGCTTGCAGCTAATGATACATCTTTTTCGGTTGTTAGCACTACTGCAGACTATGCTATTGCAGACAAGAGTTTTATTGTGCCTGGATACATCTTTCTCGATGGTGCCCCTATTCCCAAATACAGTCCTCTAAACCCAGAACAGCTGTCATACCTTGATACTGTTCTGGGTCTCACACTATACAATCATGCCGCAGGTGATATGGTTGTATACTACTGGCCAGTAATAACAGAGTTTACAGCAGTCAGTGACACTATCCCCTATGATGGTGTGTGGGATCAAGCGCTCATGCGGTCTCTGGTTGTTGAGTCAAAAGAGATACGTAAACACAACCCGCAGAATGTTGCAAGCCTAGCCACACAAGCATACATTGCTGCACTTGCAAAGTCAATTGCCAAATATGGAACATTTGAGCGATCAATGAAGGGGAGCCTCAATGTACAATAATATAGCACGAGCCCCATTCACCCCAGAAGAGTGGCAGCCCCTTTCGTTCCGAGGTTTTCCTTTCGGCCTAAACACAAATCTACGCGGCTCGCTTCTCAATACAAAAGAGTTAGCTCAAGCCACGAATGTCATGTTTAGACCAGGAGGAAAGCTTGTCACAAGGCCTGTCTTAGAGGCAGTTACCACTGTTGCAATAGGTGTACCCTGTGACAGGAAAACTGGTAATATTACATCTGGCCAGGAAGTGTTTTCTGCAGATGTGGATGGAAAGATCTACTATGACGTCGGTACTGTTCCGACCCTTATAGGCACTGTTGGAGTTAAACCTTTTCTGCTCCCCTATAAAGGTGCAATGCTTATCATGGATGGCGGCATGTTGAAGTACTGTGACACCACTGCTGAGATAAAGCTTGCTTTCGATGGTGGAGACACTGGTACTCAATACAGTGTCTGGGATAAAGACTCTTTCGAAGATGAGGATGATGGGACTACGACTGGTGCAATACAGGGTTGCCGCTTCACAACTAAAGCTTGGGAGGCTGGATACACGATCCCAATCACTTTGGTTCAGTTCAAGGTTAAAGCTACAACAGGCACCTCAACAGACATTGTCGTGAAACTGAAAACCACTGCCGGGGTTGAGATGGCCTCTAAAGCACTCAACCAGTCAGTAACTGATGTGGCTGGGTATTACTCAGTCTCATTCACTGATGATGACATCACAACTGAGCTCTCACCTGAGACTGAATATGATGTCACACTTGAAGGAACCAACTTTGAGCTGAGTTACTCAACACCAGTTATTAGTGCTACAGGTCACTCATTCAATGGTACAGTTGTTGACACTGCAAAAGATCCGCTGATGAAGATCCACCCAGATGTTCCACCTAAAGCATCCTTTGGTATCATCACAGGTAAGGACTCAAGTGCTCGACTCTTCATATATAACCCTGATGAACCCGGCCGCGCTTACTACTGTAATTTGACCCACAAAGACTGGTCAACTCTGAATGGTGGAGGTTATGTCGGTGTTGTGGATGAGGACAAGAACTCCTTCAAAATAGGCGCTTTTGGGATCCTTTATGGCGTCTTATACGTCTATGGAGATGAATCCAATCCTTATCTATGTGTACTTACTGGAGCAACACCCGTGGAGTATCAGGTGACTCCAGTTTTCCAGCATGCAAGTGCAAATAGAAAAACCCTTGTCAACGTAAACAATGACCTATTAAATGCCTCTCGTATTGGAGTGACAAGACTCAAAGGCGTGCAAGAGTCAGGTGATGTGCGGACATTCCCAATCACAGAACGGATCGATAATCTCATAAACAGCTATTGGGACTTAGATGCTTTTGCTGGGTATGACCCAGAGTATGGGCACTATATTTTAAAAATGACAGGGTATGATCGAATACTCATAGCCAACACAAAACAGCCTTTCACTGAGGAAGGTGCAGAGGGTAGAACAGGTTTTCCCTGGAGTGAGTTTGTGTTGCCCTATGCCCCAGCTTACTTCTCACAGTATGAAGAACAGTTTGTCATGGGTATGACAAATGGCTTGTTCTATAAATTCAACAGCACTGGTTATAAAGACTTAGGCGTCACAGCTCTTGACATAAATGTCGTATCAAACGTTTATGTCTTCGACGGGGTTGATGTTGACCTCGAGCAGTACCAGTTGATAGCGACCAGCTACATGGGTGCACAATTTGACTTCAAAGTTCTCATTAACGAGAATGAAGACACTTATGCTTTTGAAGACACAAAAGCAGTGTCTATGAGCGACAAAGTTACAGTTGATGATCTCGCAGATGTTGAGGTTGATGATTGGCTTTCATCGATTGACCCAACAGATACGAGGTTATTTTACCCACTTAACATTGCTTGTACAGCTTTTCAATGGCAAATTACAAATGTAAAGTTAGTTGGAAGACCACTTTACATTGACGGCGTAACTATCAAAGCTTTAAAGGTGGAATCATAATGGTTGGAACACAAGATGAATTTACTGGCAGCACATCTGGCAAGAATGCGCTATACCAGATCCAGAATGATCTTAAGGATGATATCTTCCCAATACGAGTTGAAGTTGAAGCAGCACGTGGAGGAGAGGTTGATCTGAACACACGGATCAATACAGCTGAGGCAAGCGTTGGTGCTAATCAGGTTCTGACTGCAGCAGATGTTGTGTCAACCAATGCAGATGTTGTATCAACAAATGCTGATGCAGCTGCAACAGCTTTAGACAAGACAGCAACCAATGCAGATGTTGTATCGACAAATGCAGATGTTGTTCTTACTGCAGCAGATGTTGTTCTTACTACAGCAGATGCAACTGCAACAGCTTTAGACAAGACAGCAACCAATGCGGATGTTGTTTCAACCAATGCCGATGTAGTAACTACTAATGCCGATGTAGTAACTACTAACGCTGATGTAGTCACGACAACAGCCTTGGTTGATAATTTCGATGATAGATATCTTGGTGCAAAGGCAAGTGATCCGGCTCTTGATAATGACGGTGATGCTCTTGTAGATGGGGCATTGTATTTTAATACTACAATTGATGTCATGAAGGTCTACGATCTTGGAACAACTACTTGGTTGCAAATGACACCAACATCAGGGGAACAAACCAATATTGATACTGTTTCTGGT